CAACATCAGCTAATTTAAAATTAACTGTACAAGCAACCGGAGAAAATTCGGGAACTTGGGGACAGATTACAAATACAAACTTATTAATTCTTGAACAAGCTATCGGTGGTTATTCTGGTTTAACAGTTAATAACACTTTAGGAAATACTTTAACATTTACAAATGGTGCTTTATCAAATGGTAAAGATTCAGTTATTAAATTAACTGGTACATTAGCTGCAAACGTTAATGTTGTAGTTCCAGATTCAATTGAAAAAACTTACATCATTCATGATGGTTGTGACCACGCAGGTTATACTTTAACTTTTAAAACTGCAACAGGTACAGGTGTATCTTTATGTGAAGGTCATAAATATGTTTTATATTCAGATGGTACTAATGTTGAATTAGGTTCAGAACAAAAAGTATGGAGAGCAATTACTGCTAATGAAACAGTTCAACCTGGTGCACAAATTTTAGCAAATACAAATGGTGGAGCATTTACTTTAACTTTACCTGCATCACCAACTGCAGGACAAGAAGTAACTATAATTGACCAAGGATATGATTTTAATACAAACGCATTGACTGTTGGAAGAAATGGTTCTAATATAGCAAACAGTGCAGCGGACTTAACAGTTAATACTCAAGGTGCTGGTTTCACATTAGTTTATTCTGGTGATGCAACAACTGGCTGGACGTATAAGGAGAAATAATAGATGGCAAACTACGAAGCAACTAGATACGATTTTGACGGTGCAAATCTTACAGGTATTGAAGGTATCCCAACAGCAACTATTGTGCCGTGGACAGATGCATCTATACCAACAGGTTTCTTAGAGTGCGATGGAGCTGCAGTTTCAAGAACAACGTACGCAGATTTATTTGCAATTGTTGGTACAACGTATGGAGCAGGTAATGGTTCAACAACTTTCAATGTTCCTGATTTACAAGATAATGTAATAATTGGAAAATCAGCAACTAAAGGTTTAGCTACAACTGGTGGAGCAAACACTGTAACTACAACTGGAAACGTTGGTGGTTCAACAGCAAATGCTTCTATCACATCCGGACAACTTGCAGCTCACTCTCACGGATGTGCTGTTAGAGGTCCACAAGCAAGTCCAGGTTCTGGTAAAACTGAAGCAATTAATGGTAGTACTAATACTACTGGATCAGATGAAGGACACTCACATAACATGAGTGCGAACTTTACAGGTGATTCAACTTCAGTCGTACAACCATATTTATCAGTAATTTATATAATTAAAACGTAGGAGAATATAATGGCAACAAATTCAAAATGGGTAGTAATTTTTAACGATAGAAAAGTTACTAAAAACTATGATGAAGGAGCAGGAGACGGAAGTCCTGGAACTAAAGGCTTAGGCTATTTTAATATTGGTGATGATGCTTTTTGGAATCAAGCTAAATTTTCTAATATTTGGGCAATTCAATATGGAACATCTGTTGTTTCTGATGAAGTAGAACATAGAGATGAAACACCTCATTGCAGTTATGCAGATGCTAACTTAGGTGATTTTCAACAATTCATAGATAAATGGGACGCAGCGCATTTAGCTTGGTTACAAAGCGAATGGGATAGAGGTTACGACCCACAAACTGATTCTATGGGTCCAGAAGGTGAAACAGAAGAACAAAAAATAGCTAGAATGGGTCCAAGACCTACTTCTTATACTTCTTCACCCGCGTAATAACATCCAAGAAGTTAATATATATTTTTCTCCTGATAAAGGAGGATTACCTCTATGTAGGTATGGAAAACCTGCAGGCCAAATAACTATTCTACCTTTTTTAGATTGTACTCTTTTTGAAAAATGTAAAAATTCTGTTTCTCCACCTTCTTCAACATCATTTAAATATATAGAAAAAACAAAGGCTCTAGGTTCATTTTGAAAACCTTTTCCATGTTCAATATGCCAAACATGATATCCTTCTGTAGGTAAAGTTTTTTGAATTTTTAAAGTTGTAAAATAAAAAGGACCTCCATCATAAGCATCACCAGCACCTGTATTTTTTAAATAATGATTCCATGCAAGATCAAAATTAAACATCATAGGTTTTAAATCTTCCCACCATAATTCCATATTAGTTCCGTTAAAATATGCTTGTTGATCTTGTTTTTTTAAAATAGATGATTTTTCTCCACCTATTCTATTTATAGTTCTTTTAAATTTATCTTGGTTTTCATAAATTTTAATAGCTTTATCGCATTCTTCTTGTGTAATATAATTATCATATACACCAATAAAATTATTTATATTTACAGTTTTTTCCATTATAATAATTTTGCTTTTTCTTTTTGAGTTTCATCTAGTGTCTTATCATTTTTTTCTAATTTTTTTAATGTAATAGCATTAGGTTTCCATTCTTCTTTATTTACTTTTTTACCACCTCGATCTGGCATAGTTTGAAATATTGTAATATAACTACCATCATAAGGTTTTAATTTTTCTTTCCACCAATCAGGTTCTTTAATTGTATAATGTGCATTTTTACCATTAGTTAAAATTTGTGTGGCAGGATAACAAGTAATAGTTAAAAATACTTTATTACTATAAGTAAATATATCTTTTAATACTTCATCAACTTTATCCTCTTGAATATGCTCCATAACATCAATACATAAAACTAAATCATATTGTCCATTTGGTTTATTTGAAAATTGAGCTACTGCCGGATCATATGGAGTTATATTTATTCCCATTGGTGAACCTGGAACTTTTTTATTATTAAATAATATGGAATGAAATTTTGCCTTACCACAACCATAATCTAAAATGTTTTTAATATTATTTTCTTTTATTAAATTATAAATATTATGTTTGTATTCTGCTAACGCTTCACCTGCCCAATTATTTTGATTTACAGCATGAAATTTAGTTGCTTCTAATAATGATTCATACATAGTTTTTTTCTTTATATTCTTTGTAATGCTTATAACACAATTCACTAAATTTAGTCAAATGTAATGCTTCTTTAAAGGTATCTACTTTATAAGCATCTATACCATCATAACCCATTTCTTTTGCCACTTTAAATCTATAATGACCACAATGTATTTCATCATCTTTAAATACAGCAGGAAATAATAATCCATCTTCTTTCATATATTTACGAACAGTTTCTAAATGCTCTTGATTATAATCTATTTTATCTTGTAATGAGTCAAAATCTATGTAAGATAGACGCTCGGGAAACCATATTATTCTGGCTTTCATTATATTCATAACTATTATATAGTAGGTTATATGCTACAAAAATTAAATTTCAAGCCTGGTTTTAATAAACAAATAACTCAATCTGGAGCTGAAGGCCAGTGGACTGATGGTGATTTTGTTCGATTTCGATATGGATTACCTGAAAAAATAGGAGGTTGGGATCAACTTACTGTTGAAAATTTAACTTTACCTGGAGCAGCTAGAGCTCAACATGCATGGACATCTTTAATAGGTGAAAAATATACAGCAATCGGTACATCACAAGGTTTATTTCTATATTATGGTGAAGATTTTTATGACATCACTCCTTTAGATACAGCAATTACTGGAGCTGACTTTGATGCAACAACCGGTTCACCAACTGTTACTGTAAATAAAAATGCTCATGGTTTATCTAATGGACGATATGTAACCTTTTCTAGTGTTACAGTTCCAACCGGATCAGGATATGCAACAACAGCTTTTACAGATAACACTTTTGAAATATCAAATGTTACAGTAAATACTTTTGAAATTACTATGCCATCTAATTCAGCAGGTACAACTTCTGGAACAGGGTCTGCACAAATAGATCCATATGTACTTGTTGGTCCAACATTTCAAACTGCAGGTTATGGGTGGGGCACATACCTTTGGGGAGATTCGACATGGGGAACTGAAAGATCTGTAAGTAACGTGATACTAGATCCAGGCATCTGGAGTCTTGATAACTTTGGAGAAATATTAGTTGCAACTATTCACAATGGTAAAACATTTACTTGGGATGCAGGTGCATCTAATCCAAGAACAAATAGAGCAACAGTTATGAGTGGTGCACCTACTACATCAAGATTAACTTTAGTATCAGATAGAGACAGACATTTATTTCATTTTGGAACTGAAACTACAATTGGGGATGCAACGACTCAAGATCCAATGTTTATAAGATTCTCAAATCAAGAAGATTATTCAACATACCAACCAACAGCAACAAACACTGCAGGTACATTTAGACTCGATACAGGAAACAAAATTGTAGCAGCAGTTCAAGGTAAAGATTATGTATTTGTGTTAACTGATAATGCAGCGTACGTAATTCAATTTGTTGGTCCACCATTTACATTTAGTGTCAGACAAGTTGGAACTAATTGTGGTGGTATTGGACAAAACGCAGTTAGTTATTCTAATGGTCAAATATTTTGGATGTCAGGTGAAGGTGGATTTTTTGTATTTGATGGTACCGTAAAAGCATTACCTTGTTTAGTAGAAGATTTTGTATTTACCACAACAGGAGACAATTTAGGAATTAATTATGATGCTAGTCAAATAATTTACGGTGAACATAATACTTTATATAATGAAATAAATTGGTTTTATGCAAAAGATGGTTCTGATCAAATTGACAGATGTGTTACTTATAATTATGGAGAAAACTGTTGGACAACTTCTTCACTAGCTAGATCTTCTTATTTTGATGCAGGTGTATTTGATTTACCTTATGCAACTGAATACAATTCAACAGCTTTACCTAATTTTCCAATACAAGGTATTACAAATAAATATGGAGCATCGACTTACTATGCTCATGAAACCGGAACTGATCAGATCAATTCATCAGGTACAACTTCTATTAATGCTTATATTCAATCAGGAGATTTTGATATATCTGCGAGAAGAGGTTTAACCGGTCAATCCACTGGCATAGCTGATTTTAGAGGAGATGGTGAATTTATTATGTCTATGAAAAGATTTATACCAGACTTTCAAGTTTTAACAGGAAATTCAAAAGTAACATTATTATTAAATGATTATCCAAGTAACACAGCTGCTAGCTCAAATCTTGGACCCTTTACAATTACAAGTTCTACTGATAAGGTAGATACTCGAGCAAGAGGAAGATTGCTTGCAATTAAAATTGAAAACGACGCTGTAGGTGAAACTTGGCGTTATGGAACATTAAGAGTAGATGTACAACCGGATGGTAGACGTTAATGGCTAAAGTAGCAGCATATATACCGGAACCTAAACAAGAATATGATGTCGAGAATCAAAGACAAATATTAGAAGCTATTGCTACATTAAAAAATGAATTAAACTTTGGTTATCAAAAAGATTTAAAGGATGAACAAGATACATTTAACTGGTTTATATCATAATGACTATACAATATAAAAATCAAGGTTTTAATTTAACCACTACTAATTTAACTACAGTATTAA